TAAGCGCAGCCAACCAACAACACCGTGTTGAGTACTTGCTGCGTCTTACCGTTCATTTTTACCCCGTTGGCGTTTTCATCGAGCAGCTCGTGCAGCGGTCATGCCCGTCCGACTCGTATACCTCGCCGCACCAGAAGCAGTCCGTTTGAGACATCTCGCCGCTCCTCTTGACAAACCGTTATTTACTGACTACGATTATAACTAATCGTTGTCAGTTAATAACTGATGTTCAGCATCGCTCGCCGCAGTCAAGCGGTTGAGGATTTCAAAAGCCTCGTTTGCACGAGCCGTCACCCGGAGGTGCTCATCCCGGGTTCTGCACAACTTGATGTCTTCTTCAAGTCGGGCCGCATGAGCTCCAGCAATCTTTAGAAGTTCTTCATACATTGAGCTCATCCTCATCAAAGCCGTCGGATTGGATGGCGGTGTCTTCTTCCTCGCCGTCATCCGTGGGTAAAAATTCTGGTGAGTCTTCAGCTACTGGGAGCTCATCCGTTGAGTTATTTGGAAGTTGCGAAGCTTCGAGGTCTACTTCAGAGTTTTCCTCAACAACCTCGGCATCAACCACTTCTTGCTCGTCGTCCCCAGAAGCAAGCATTTCATTGACCCGTTGAGCTCCCTCGGACAACCGGGCGAGCCGTTCCTGAACAATTTGGGCAGGTGAGCGGGCGTCCGTGACTTCGATGTCCAAGCCGATATCCATGCCGCCTCGAACTCCTGCACGGTCAAGAATTTCCGAAGATGCCTTAAGTCGAACCGGTTCAGACTGAGCGGTCTCCATAAGTTCTTCAAGTACATCAACTGCGTAAGGAGCAGATTGCATCAACTTCTTGCGGGCCCGTTCAACATCCTCGCCGGGTTTCCGTTGAGTGCGGAGGTGGACCCGGCAGAGGCCGTCATCTTTTACCCGTCCGCTGGACCACAACATGCATCGGATGCCGTCAGACTTGATAACCCGACAGCGGTGCGGTTGAGCTAAAGCAGCTCGCCGTGGGTTTGAAGGCCCGCCGTTTTCTTGTTCCTTGAGATATTGCCTTGTTGCATTAACTACCCACGGTGGGGTGATATTGCAAGCCGCTTCATCAACAATTAGGTCGAGGCCCGTGAGATATTCCGAATTCCGGTCATCCGGGTCGAGGAGCAGCGGCTTCTTCTCAACGAGCGCAAGAACTCGCCGTTCTTTCATCATCTCTTTTGTACGAGCTGAGATGAGACCCGTCGGCTTTCCCTGCTGGTCGTAAACCGTGTCCCAGTTCATGTGGGCACCACGAAGAACCTGACGGTTTTCGTAAGTGTCCTCGACCACGCCCCGTTCGTGTTCTTGCAGGCCGAGCGCAGAAAGGTCGGGTCGCAGGTCCGTTGGGGTTTCGAGGAGAGGAGTGGATTCCTCCTCGGGCTCCTCGCCGCCGTAAGGAACGATGTCGCTCAAAATTTTTACCTCCTAGAGCTGGGGAGGATTGTCAAGATGTTCGTTAAGTTCTCGCCGCAATTGCTGAAGCTGGTCAGAAAGGAATCTCTTCTCGGTCTTCGTCCGGTAGTCCTGAGCTTCCATACGTGCGACTAACTCAGCGATGTCAGCCTTCAACTCCAGCTCACGCTGAACGTGGGCTTCGAGCTCTGGCGGTGTGTCCGTTGCCAAAATTTTTACCTCTTCTTTGAGCGTTGGGTGGCCCCGACCAGCAGGAAGCGAAAAGCGGGCCGGGGCCGACTCCCCAACAACAATTACTTCTTAGGAGTGGTCTTCTTAGCCGGGGCCTTCTTTGCAGCGGCCTTCTTCGCCGTAACCTCGTCGGGTACCTCGACCTCCATGACGATGGTGTCCGGGTGTGTGGACTCGTCGGCTAGGGAGGGGCCGGGGTTCTTCCCGAAGTTGGCTGAGGCAACCGAGGTAAGGATGGACAGCACAGCAGCCATGGCTCCGACCGAGAACATCTCGGGCCAGTCCACGGCGTGAATTCCGACCATCTCGACACCCGCAAGGGCTACGAGGGTCTGGGCGAAGGTCTTGATGGCCCGTTCGCCCGCTGCCTTCCAGAAGTTGGTATCGAACATGTGTTTTCTTCTCTCTTTCGTTGAGGAGGTGGGGTCATATTTTTACCCACTACATCAGGGTAGCGCCGCCGCCTCGGACGAAATTTTCCGAGAGTTGAGAGAGAAACGAGCCCCTTACATAAACAACGGATGTCGCTCAGACCAAAATCCCCCATAAATCAAGGGTTCTGGGAAGCGCAGAAGGTTGGACGGTGGGGGCAGAAAAGCGGAACAAAAAGTGCTCGTGAACTTGTAGTTCCGGCAGGGACGAGCGTTACTTCGTTAGCTCAATCTGAACCACGTTGTCGTCTTTTGTTCTCATTGACATCTTCCTCTAACCACTTCCGGTCAATGTCTGTATCCCCATCCGTTAGGCACTCAGACAACCCATCGAACACTCTCCAGAATGTTGGAGCAGCGCTTGTACAGACTTCTTCACCAAGTACGTACAGTTGTCCGTACCAATGGTCAAGTTCACCCACGAACTTCGCTTTTCGAATCTTGAAGACAACTTCCTCAGAGTCGTCAAACGGAGTGTTGGGGATGAACATGACTACATCTTTCCTGCAGGAAAATCATCTGGGGTATCTGGCTTTTCCAGCACTGGATATCTGTCTGCAATAGTCACTCCCAGAATCACATCTTCAGCACGACGGATGCCCAACGAGTAGAAACTCTCGTCAGCGTCCCCCATCGAACTTTCCCAGTCAACGACCATCTGTTGCAACTTGCCAGAGACTTCGGAAGACCATGATGAGATTTCCGTGTCCACGGCCCCAAGAACCTGAATAAGTTGTTCCGGACTAAGGACACCAGCTCTGGTGAGAATGTTCAGACTTGTTCTGATGTTGTCTTTTAGTGTTTTCATCGCAACTCCTCGATGCAGTTGTCGCACAGGAGTGCGTTTCGTGATGTTGCTTCCTCGGCAATCTTGTTGCTCGAAGTTAGCGGAACTGGGTAGACCGATGCTTTGGTCTGGCACTTGTCGCAAAGAAGAGGGTCGTCAATCCACTTTGCTTCCTTGTCGGCTTCTGCCAGAGCAACCAATCCTCGAATCAGAGCGTGCTGGGCTTTCGGCCCCCATGTCTGTCGAAGGAACACCCGAATGTCTTCTGCTTCTAGAACAGCACGGGGTGTGTCGCATGGGCAGTACATCCGAGATGGCTTGCACTCGGTAATTCCTGAGAACTCGTCTGTCTTGTGACGAGCAACAGCATGACCACAAACACAGATGCGGTTATCCCGCTTCGGTTTCTTGGTCAGCTTCTTATCGGCTTCTATTGCTTCCGACAGGTCAATCCCCATCGAAGACAATGCGTCTTTGGCACTTGTCATTACTTCACTCTCTTCCTCGGTCGTCTTCATCACCGTCAAAGTTCTGGACGATGTTCATAAAGTCGAGTTCGGTTGTTATTTTCTTTTCTAGGTCATCGAGCAACGGCTCAATCATCTGCCGTTTCCGTCTTTCGTTCAGAGCACTCACTGCTCCGAAGATGAAAGCCAACGACAGAAAGTTGGCTACGAGAACCACTCCCATCGTTGCTAACCATTGAGTCCAACTCATCATCCGTCATTCCATCCTGTCTGAGATAAAGAGTCCACGGGAGTACACGCAGTCACCAAGGTTCCGCATCCAAAACACGAAGCCTCAGTTCCCCACGCAGCAATTTCGTAGGTCTCACCATCGAAAGTGACTGGAACGTTGAGCCACGACGAACCACAGCTCGGGCACTCCGCAGTCGGAATACCTCGGGCATCAAGTTTCGGTTCTTCAGAACTCATGTCACTCCTCGTCACTGTCCTCGACTCTAGACCCCTTCCGCAAACTTGTCAACCAGAAAATACTAATTGAAACTATACTCTCAGAATACTCCCTCGATGACCCGCAGGACACCCCCACCTTCCTGTAGAAAAACTAAAAAACCATTCGACTAGTCTACTTGTTTTTAAAACGCTAAGTTTCATCTATTTTTACACTACGCATATGTGTGTTTTGCACGGGCTACCAAATAAATAGATACATCTTTACATATTGAAGACTAGTTGAATAGTTGCACTAACAGCTTTCTCCACTTTGCCAAGAACTTTTCGTTGTTAGGTACTTCAACTTTCCTGCATCTTTCTCGACGCAAAAAAACTCGCTCGTCTTTGTTAGGTACTTTCGGAGAGAGACTCCAAAAACTTAAGAAAAAGTGCAGGAAAATTCCGCCCCTTCTCCCCCCACCACCACCCCGAACAAGCCTCCCGAAGCGGACTAGTCAACTAAAACAACTAGTCAACCATCTAATCTGCAAGGGTTGCTAACTACCAATCGACGGTAAGAATCACTT